CTACAGTCATGTACAATTTTTCCATAGCTACTGTTGGTTGTAATTGCACATTTACCAATACATCTTCTTTGTTATCGCCTTGCGTTGGCACGGGGATATCCTTATCATCAAAGTTTTGGATAGCACGTACCTTTTGATATTGTTCAGCAAGGTAAACTAAATCACCCCATAAGGATTCACGGCCAGCTTGGTCATTAGGGGATTTATCAAGATGAGTTTTATTAAATAGTCTAGCACTATCAACCGCCCAATTATCGAGTACACGAATAACTTGGTTAAACGAGAAATCACGGTTTTTAGTTTTACTAAACTCTGTGAATGTGTTGATATCTTGCAATACTCGCACATCACCTTGAATGTTGCCACCTACCGCATCAGTTACGCTATGGAACATGAACATACCATCTTTAATAGCTTGTTCAAGTTCATACTGTTTGTATTTAACATTTACAGTATATTCACCATCATAGATCATATTGCCTACTGTTGCGTTGATATTACAAGATGCCTCTTGTCCTAATGTCCAGTACACCAAAGAACCTTTTTCAGCACCTTCATCGGTTACATCATTAAGAATAGAGATAACACCTTCATAATTTACTTTTTGTTTGCCGTGAATAACTAATTGGAATTTAGCACCGCTTTGTTCACGGCAACGTTTTGTAAATGCAATGAGTAAGTTTTTAACAGTATCATCAGCACCAGCATAACCGATTGTATTAAAGTAGTAAGGTTCAAGCATATCAAGGCCATCTTGATAGTTTTGAACAGTTACCGCACTACCATTAGTACCACCAGTTAATGCAGCATATGCACTAGCAGTCAATGCACCAGTTTTCTTGAATACGATGTAATCATTGTCTTTCAATTCAGTTGCATCTTTTAAGTTCTTTTGCGTGTCTACCACTTTACGAACATCACCAGTAGTAAGATAAGTAGTTACAATGAATTTACCGCTATTGTCTGGGTCTGCTTGTACAGATACGCCCAAATCATTGCCACGAACGCCCTTATATTTAGCTTTGCCAATAGTACCAGTTGCCTCAGCACCATCAGAATTTAAGCGGTAAAAATAGCCAGTTTTTAAACCACGGAATAAATCACGCAAGCCTTTCATTTTTTCATGGCCGTAATCATAACCAAAGTACTTTTGACATTCTTTTTGGAATGTATCGTTATCTACACGGAACACTTCACCGCTAGGGCCCCAATCAAATGCAAGCATCATAGCACCAAAGCCTCTATCGGATACTTCTGCATATGCTCGGTCTTTAGATACGAAATTAATGTAAGTACCTGGCAATACTTTATTGTGGAATAAGAATGTGCCACCACCTAATGCCATATTTCACTAACCTTTCACAGGCGTTGTTAATGCCTGATTTAAAATTCTATCAATGTCGCTTTCCGTATACATTTCATCTTCGTTAAGAAGGCACGTAAGTAAATCACGATACCGTCTGTATTTGTCAGATGCGATGATAGTGTAAGCATCAAATTGTTGTTCAGTCGTTACCGCGACTGTTTGTTTTTCATCTGCCATCTTTTACCCTTTCCGTTAATTCCATGTGCTTCATCCGCTCGACAGGTTTGGCCACTCTCCGTAGTATGTTTTCATACGTCACGAAGAAGTGCAGCACACCGTCTGAAATCTTATATTTCATGCCAGTGCCCATAATTGTACGTTCCCCAACTTGTACAAATTCGAGTAACAGATATAGCACACTAGGAATATCAATGAGTTTTCGCGTATCAGTAACCACATCAAGATTATTGGCGTAATACATGATGTCTAAATCCAAAGAAGTATTGTAAAGATCACCGACATGTCTGCTCAAACTAGGCTCAATCACCTTGATGTATGCGCACGGGAATGTCATATTGTTTTCTTTGAATTCTAGGTATATAGGCACGTTGAGTGCCGTATGTACGGCTTTAGATACAGCTGTTAATACATCAGAATCCACCATGCTTTTCAATCCATTTCTTTAATGTAATTTCCATAATACGTTTAGCGTTTTTACTGAGTGCCTTTTCAGCTTTCTCGTGCATGTACGCACCATCTACCCAAGGCTTTTTCAGTCTACCACCTTGCATAACTCCGCCTTTAGATTGGCCTATCCACGGAAGAAATCTCCCAACTTCTTGCCGATGGCCATCATTTAGGAATGATGCATAAGACGATGTATTAAATACCTCAACTTTACCACTCGTATTGTTCAATTGATATTTACCAATACTCCATGATTGGCGTGTATGTTCACTGTCAAAGTATTTAGTCTGTATTTTTCCATGCTGCATGAATTTTACTGACCTTTTGCCAACTGGCGTATTCAACTTTGCCTCACGTACATACATACTTGCCATGTTTTCAACTACTTTTTTATTAAATGCTTGAATATCCCCTGATTGACTTAGTTTTATTAAACTATCTTTAAAATCAGTAAAATCTTTGAGGTCAAATTTTACACTCATACTAATGCACCTCTAAATTTTCAAGTTGTACCTCTTGATGAGTGTCATATCGTGCAGAAATCGAGGCACTGCGAAAAAGTTGCTTCGTATTTCGCCCTGTAAGCTCAATTCGAGCCCCATTAGGTATGATTACATCCGGAGCGATGAAAAGTACCGTGGTGGTACTAAATTTTGCAATCTCAGCGATTTGACCTGTAGAGATAGTTTTATAGCTAATTCTACAAGCAAAAGGACCCTCTCTACTGGCAGTTTTACTCATAATTCCAGTATCAGGGTCCATTACATCCACTTCGGAGATAACATAACACGTACAATCGTATAATCGTTCTAACTGCTTTCTAGCAGCATTTACCATCTTAGCCGACGGAAGCATGCTAGGTCACCCCTTCCATATCCACTTAAAGCGGTGGCTAATTCTTGGAGACGGGATGCCTTGTCGGTTCCTTTAAATTGAACTTCAGTGTCGCCCATTTTAATGGAGCTCGCCATTTCTCCGTCAGCTTCAATCAATTTGTTTTTGTTCGTGGTGATATAGCTGCCAATTACACGATATACGAGAACGTACTGTAATTCGCTAGGTAATTCTTTCTGATTGATATCATTGAGGATATGTTGTGTTTCTGCATCAATCATATACTCAATGATATTTATATCAGAAATTGCATCATACCCGAGCCACGATTCAAGAATTTGTAAAACTGTCTCTTTCGTGGTCATATTATTCACCTACTATTTTTTGAATGTAGCTTTTACAACTTTGGATTGGTTAGTCAACGCAACAACGTAGTGTTCGTTAGCAACGATTTTGTCCAAACCTTTTTCAGGAACACGATCAGCTTCAATCATAACGTCACGTTTAAGGTAAATTGTTACTGCAGGTAATACAGGTGTACCATCTTCTACTTCTGCAGTTACACCAACGATGAAGTTATCGATAGTTGCTTTAGAATCATCGATACGACGGGATGTTACAACACGACAACCGGCAATCATACCGATTTCACCTGTCATCATAACGTCATTACCGTATTTTGTTTTGTCGATGAAGTTAGCATCTTTACGAAGAGCAGTAATTTGAGAAGGTGCTACGAACAAATATTTTTCAACGTAATCTTCTTCGTTCAATTTGTCTACTGCGTTAACGATGCCTTCATAGTAAATAACTTTAGTGTCAGTTACTGTAAGAGTAGCACCACCGAGGGCTGTTACTACGTCTTGGTCGATTTTAGAAGCCAAGGACAAACGTAATTGATGAGTAGCTTCACCTATTGGGTCACCATAACCGGATAGTTTAGCTTCGTCTGTGATATCAACGCGTTTCATTGCTTTTTTCACGGTAGCTTTTGCAATGGAAGTGGACATTTGAGTTGCGGTTACTTCCACACCTTCTGCGATGTCTTCCGCATCACCAATGTAACCCCATGCTGGAATAGTGATTTCGTTACCAGGTACACCTTCCAAAGTTCTATCGATTTTAGCGATTGGAGTAAATTTAATAGCTTTTGGTAAGCCTGCGGACACCATATCCGCCATTACTTGAGGGTTAACTACATTAGCAGTTTGCGTAGGACCTGCTGCGAATGTTTGTAAATTAAAAGAGAATTGTTTATTCATTAGCGTTTCCTCCTGTTAATGAATGGTAAAGTTCAACATCGTTTGCGAATAACTCCGCCCGTTGAGAATACGTCATTTTAGCGAAGTCTTCTTTAGTTACTGCGCCACTTGGTGCTTTACCGCCAGGGTTACCCGGTGCCACACCTTTAGGGGCTGACGCTTCCCCAAATAAATAAGGATTAGCTTTGGCAACTTCAGCAAGTTGTTCATCTAATCCCTTGATTTTGCCGTCCTTCACTTTTGCATCGGTTAAATCCAATAGCGCACGGACTGCAACGTTGTTTTTAGCTTTTGCGTTGGACAATGCTACGTTCACAATATTGTCGATTTCAAGTTGTGCGATTTTACTCTCGTATTCAGCTTTACGAGATTCCGCATCAGTTTTCATCGTTTCAATTTGTTTCGCAAGCTCCGCATTATCCGCATTAGATTTTTTGAGGTTATCAATTTCGCCATTAAGAGTCGTGAGCTCCCCTTTAACGGATTTGAGTTCCTCATTCTTAGCATTGAATTGATCCTTAGACACATAATTCTTGCCATAGTCTTCAACGACCTTAGCAGTCTGTTCCTCAGTTAATCCTAGTGCTAACAATTCTTCCTTAGTCATAGTGACCTCCTTAAAAAATACCCATTTCGCTTTATTTTCGTGAGCCACACCTCACGGCTACGGTCTTGTTAGTTATCGCCCAACAATACTAAAATGGCAATAAAAAAGCACCCACCTGTGTGAGTGCTATATAAATTAAAGTATTACCAGTCGGGATGCATCGTAATTTTAGTAATAATGTCCTCAGCTATATCCCGCTGAGATGCATTTAACGCTTGCAAAGCATCTGCTAGTTTATTAATTAAATTGTCGGCTGCTTCGTTGCTGAGTTCATCATTATATTGGATATGATGGGCATCTAGCAAAGCCTTTTCCTTTTGTGAGAAATTAATCTTCATCCTTTTTATCCCTCTTATATTTCTTTCTATTAGCTTTCCCTGTTGGCCAAGATGTGATTACAGAACCAGTATCAGGGTTCACATTTACCGTAACAGTCTCACCTATAAATCGCTGAGACCGTCCATTACCTTTATCTGTGATATCGCCAATGTGTAACGGGTTGGTCAATGCATCAATTATCCCGCGTGCGTCTAAATTACGCTCATCAGCACGTTCTTGTTGGTGCTTCGATAACGCCTTAATAACAATCCCATTAGCAGTAGTTACGCCTATTACCGTATCATTTCTTACATATTTATTATACCATTCTTCATAGCTTAAATCACCTTCCACAGGCACAGCTTTGTTGGTTAAAGGGTCTCTTGCGGACCGTGTTTCCCCTTCAAGTCCTGGGATATATGGAATTGTAGTTGAACGGCAATAGCAATGAAATGGCGGAACGGTAACGCCTGGTTTAGCATCAACGACTCGGACACGTTTACGATCCATGTATCTGCAGATAGATGAAGTATGACTGTCGAGTGTCGCCAGTATTTCCAGCTCCTCGACGTCCAGGTCTTTCATGCTGTCAAGAAATCCTTGCTCGTGCACTCGTGCCGTCTCTGTTTCGATTAACCGCTTAGCGTTACTGTACGATGTTTTCATCCGCTTATGCAGATTATCTGCCATCGTGTCCGCCCCTTGCCCGATAATAAGGGCTTGCGTGAAATCATTCTGTAAATTAGCGACTAACTTACTCGTATCGCCCCAAATCCTACTACTGAAATCCTTGCCATCACTCGCCCATTGACTGTGAACTACACTTTCAACGCGTTTACTATCAATCGTATTAATAAATGAGTATTCTCCGCGTTGCGCCTGCACTGTATATGCGGACTTATACGCAGAGGATTGATACACATCTATTAATAAATCATTAAGCGAAATACTCTGCTTTTGAGCCAGTATTTCGAGCTCGTGAACCACATTGATATACAGCATCTGCTCACGGCTTAACCGCTCACGAATGGACGCGTTCGACAGCATTTGCTGGTGTTCTTCAGATACGCCTAGCTTCTTAGCTTCTGCCTTAAATTCAGCTAAATCCATTTTAAAGGCTTTCATCTCGTAGGCGTTCAGTAGTTTCCTAGCTTCAGCTAGTTGAAGTCCATTTTCTGTTGCAAAGCGTCGATACCAATCGTTGATGGTCTTTTCTATCCTGCGTAACGCCCTGGCATAGTTAGATTTGATTTCGTCATCGGTCAAACTGGCCTTTTGAAATGATTCATCTAGTAACCGCTCATACCGTTTCTCCCAGTAATCATTCGCCATCTGCCTCACCGCCGTTCGGTACAACAAAATCTGCTGTTACTTCGGACTGTTCCTTTTTAACTTTTGCAAGCTCTTCCGCAGCATCAGTTGTCCACGGATGATTTGCGATAATGGTTTCATTGGAGATAATGCCAACGGAATTTTTGCAGTTATTAATCGTGTCGCCTTCATTGATAGGCAAGTCTCGATTGAAGATGAAATCCACTTCTTCGACTGTGTCTTGATTAGTTAATCCGCGATACGTGTTAACGAACCACATCAAATCGTGCAAGCTAGATTTGAACTCTAGCTCCATTTCATTGGCGTCTAAATCAATGTCAGAGTACATCGACATAATGTTCATCTGATTCGGATTGTTAGCCATACGATCGTCCTTAGCATCAAAGCCTCGGCCATTCTCGATAATAGCTTTACGCAAAATGTTAATCAGTAATTGGTAATTATCACTATTCACCTCTATTTTTAAGGCTTTTACATCGCCATTGACACCATCGACTGTGCGAACCTTAATCGCGCCATACGATGCAAGATTTTGACGGAACTCAGCGAGATTTTCGCCATCATAGTTCTGCAAAATCAAAATTGTGCTGCGGATATCTTCTTCCATATTATCTTGGAAGTTAGATAGTAATCGGTTAAGTGCATCTTGTAAGGATTTGACCTTAACGATAAGCGGTTGTTCGAATTCATTAGAACGGAACATAATAAGAGGAATACGTTCCCAGTTATATGGCTTATCATCAATAGCAAAGTTGGCTGTGTTTGTTTTATCTGCATCGGGAATTAGTTGTTCCATATCCCATATGTAATACTGAATACCATTCGGCGTATAGTATTCGACTTTGTGGATGGTCTTAGTTTCTAGCCCAGTATAGTACTCAATATCATACAAGTATAAGAAAGCATCTAATTGTGTGTGTTCTTCATCAGCCCAAAACGGTAACACCTGGTGCGGTTTCATCATTTTGAATTTAAGGGAGCCGTCAACACCAATATAGGGGTGAATATAGGCCTTTCCAGCCATAGTGGCAAATTTCCCAACAGACTTTAACAGCCGTTGAAATTGAATACCAAACAACTTATCTAATTCGTCATCATCTACATTAATATCTAACGGCTTAGATAATAAGTAATTAACCTTTTGGTCAACTAGATCATCAAATCGATTATCTACAATCTGATTATTAGGCACGCCTTGTAATGCAAGTTGCTTGCCACCCTCACCAACAACATATCGTTGCTTAGTTAAAATGTCGTGATTTCCATTGTAATAATCAATAGCAGTAACCATTGTTTTTCGTTGTTCGCTAGCTAAGAAATTACGAAGTTGCACTCGCAAAAATTCTCGCTCTGACATCGTAGCTGAACCTTTTATAATACGGTCCCATAACTGAGATAGTATCAATCAAACGACCACCTTTCTACATTAATATCTTCCAAACCATATCGCATAGCATCCATAGCATGGTTGTTTTCGTCTTCAGGTTTTCCTGTGTATTTTTCAAATCGATCTTTTGCCCATTGGTACGTGGATAACTCACGCAGCACGTTAACGCATATTGGGTGAACAATTAATTCGTAGTCTTGTATTCTCTGAATGCCGTTTAATATACTGTCCTTACCCTTACGTGCCCTGGTTATCCCTTTGAGCCCTGCCTGGTATAGTTCCTCAATAGATTTAGGCTCGGCACTATCGGCTCGAATCTTCTCTTTAGCGTAGCCCATATCAATAATACGAGATGCTAATTGTTGATTCGTAAGCCCTGTTTCGTACAGCTCATCAAATATATAGATTTTCTTATTCATCGTATCGACTAGCATGCACACTAGCGCTGTAGGGTCTACGGTATAACCAAAATCAAGGCCAAACGCGGACTTGATACCGGTTTGACCTCGAATATAACCAACACTAAATTCTTGTTCTTTCCAGTTCTCGTAAACCAGGCCTTCAATAACACCCCAATTGCCAAGTCCTGCGACCTGGTAACGTTTAGGGTTCTTTTTCATCTCTTCAAAAAGTGCTAAGTCTGACTCACTAAGAAATTCATTACACATGTAATTAGTGGTCAAAGCCAACACATTGGGACTAGGCTCATCAAAGAATCGTTTCTTTAACCAGTGTCTATCAGACCAAGGGTTAAACGTAAGCACTACCTGGTGATACATGCCTTGTGGTAATTGTCCTCGGATAGATTCATCGAGTCTGTTGAATGCATCCTCACTCATAATCTCGTAAGCTTCTTCAATCCACAGCCTGCACAACGCGCCGACTTCAACAGTAATGGACGTAACCTTTAAAGGATCGTCGAGACCACGAAATAGGATTTTCTGCCCCGTCGGGATGTACGTAATCTCAAGTGGTGATACGGAACATTTGAAGTATCGCTCCACTTTCAACTGGCGCATAGCCCATTTGAGTTGCGCGAAACAACTATCACGCAAAGTCCGTTCTGTCTTACGAACGACTAACCAGTTTATGCATGGGTTCTCCATTATCTCCATAATGACTTTTAGAGACTGCGTGGAGGACTTCTTACTGGCACGACTGCCCTTAACTACTTTATACCTGCCTTTGAACCGCCAAAAGACACCGTATCCCTTGCCTACAATATCAGGCAAGTACACTTTGTTAGTCGGCAATATCATCACCACCCACGATGATAACTGGTTGCACATCAATCGTAGTATCACCGCTAAGAATCCGATGTCGCTTGGCCATGAGCTCTAGTGCTTTTAACCTAGATCGCTCATCAGGCGGTTTATCAATGATACGTGCTTCAGAGCACCCTTCTCCAGTCCCCTCTATAACAACCTGTTTCTCTTTTGAAAGGCCCAGCGCAATTCTCGTGAGCTCGTACTCGACTTGTTTTGCAGTCATGATGTTTTCGTCTAAGTAAGCATCACGTAGCTCGGCAACCCTTGATTTTATGTCAACATTTGACAACAAGCGACTACCTATTCTATTAGCTGTATTCTTAGAATAACCAGTGCGAATAGCGGCCTGTGTCGCATTCATATCCTTGATATACTCGTGACAAAACTTTTCATGTCGTTTATTTTTTAATGCAGCCACTATTTCACCTCCTAGCTACTTTAATACACCTTTATTTTGCTTATATTTACCGCACTCCTTATGAACCTTTGCGGTTTTTGTCTTTACTAACGAATGTGATGGCGCATACGATTTACACATATGGTCTATATGAATTCCATTGGCCTTACACCAACCTTTTACATTATTGAGACATCGCCTCTTTTCACAATACACATCAGTCAATCGTATTCACCTCGCTTCCTTAAAATTTGTATACAAAAAGACCGCCCAATCGTATAGATTTAGCGGTCTTCTTGCTTTGGTGTTCTAGGTATTCACTATGTCGAGAGAGATTAATCGTTTCCCTATTAACTCACACTATCATTATAAACTGTCAAGAAGGACAGGTCTAGGACAGTTTTGGGACAATTTTCAGGCTAGCTTTGTGTTAAGTCCAATAACACCCCATAGCAAAACTGATAACTCTTCAATACCTCTTGCAATATAACGTTTGATGGTACGAACATCAGGCTTTTCAGGGAACGATTCTGCAATCTCTTCTAATGTTTCTCCATCAATATAATACCTGCGCATGCACTCACAATACTTAAATTGTTTTGCGCTGCACTTCTCAGCATAGATGTCGAGCATGTTATTCACATGTCTCATCATCAATGCTGTTTTTTCTTTACTTTTAACAATCGCATTAACTTTTACAACGCTCTTATCGTCAAACATATCAATTAACAGTTCATTGAGCCATATATCCTCGGCTTGTGTCGAATCCGTGATAGCATTGTCTACGTATGACTGTAACTGACTATAATGCTTAAGCAGCTTGATCGTGTTGTGTCGAAGTTTACGACCTAACTGTGCATTTTCTTGCTTGGCTAATTCATAGTAGGTTTTTGTGGCCACCTCAGTGGCCAACCTAGTGATTTTTTCAATTTCGTATTCATTCAAATACATCTCCCCCTTTTTAATTTGTAGTTTAGTCCGAATTGTGTTTATACCAACTTCATAAGAAGCATCTAACAATAATTAAATCATGTTCATTGCTTTCCATTCGCTTAACACAAATGTAGCAATACCATGTTTCTTGGCGTATTCATATTCGCCTTTACAACCTCGGCTAGTCTCCCAGCCATCACACAAGACCAGTACATCACAATGATTGAGTAGACCTAAACATATTCCTAAGCCAAATTGATATTGGTCTCCGGTTAAGTACATGAACCCATAATTATGGATAGGTGATACATAGTCATGTGTAATATCAACCATCACCAGTTCTTGCATGATTTTGTCTATTTTTTCTTTATTGCTCTTCTTTCCATCATATGGATGAGCCACATATACAAGCTTTTTCTTCATAATACCTCGCTTTAATTAATACTCTTTACAGGAATATGCTCATACACTCCGATATGTGCAGGATTACATAATTCTCTGTATCAGTTATAATTTCATCTGCCATCGTGCCTATGAACTTTCTATTGTCATTTTCTAACACACCTGCCAATTGTAGACCATCAAGAATAAATTTCTTAGCGAACGCTACATTGTCAGGATCATGTCTGGTTGATGAGTGCCATTCAAATAACAGGTCTACTTTACCCTTAACCGATTCTATCTGTTGTGATAGACATTGTACTTTGACCTGCTCGGTGCATTTCTTTTTCATAGCAGCCGCCGCTATGGTCGAACCACGCTCACAATCAATGTACTCATTCAAGGTAGGGAACCTGTCATGTGTTTTCTTTCTAAACCGAAACTGACACCGTAGGATAATCTTCATCGGTGCGATTCTCCCCAAAATATAGCTTCCTCATAATCTTTGCCACGCAATCTATCAATCACTCCTCCGCTATAATGGTCTTTTGTTTGGTCGTTATTATAATTAGTTGTCAGTATAACTGGCTTCATATCATGGTATCGGCCAATAATAATGCTTTCAACTTTTGTATGCACCCAATCGGATTTAGAATACTCCGCTCCAAAATCATCTAACAACAATAGCGGAATATTTCTGAGCTTTTGTTCATAATTTAGAAACGCAACTCTATCCCCCTTTGATAAGGTGAGCATGATATCCAATAGACTAGGCATAGAAATCATCATACAGCCCTGTTTTAGCGCTAGAACCTCTTTCAGGATACTAACTGCTATAGAAGTCTTTCCAGTGCCAGCAGGGCCCCTTAAAATTAATCCTTTGCCACTTTTAAGATTTGCCTCTAGGTTATCCACATAATGTTTTACTACAGCATACGCCTCTGAATTTTCTTTAGGGAAGCTGCCATGTTTACGTAACCACTCAAAATCCATGTCATAGTATCGCCGAGGGATACCAACAGCAGCATAGTCTCCATTGACATCACTCTTAATCACTACAGGTTTATCATAAACAGGATAAAAGAACTCATCCTTTACCATGGACTCTCTCGTATTCTGCTTGCCAGTCGACTTCTTCCTTTTTTCGAGAAACGTTTCTAGCATTTCCGTTATGTTTACTTGCTCCAAAGTCTTTTTGCACCTCCTTCTTTAAATTTCCTGCTGTGACAGTTTCAACATACTTGATACTATTACCGCCATTATCAGCTGTGGTATTAATAGCAACAATAACTCGTTCCTTTCCATAAGACTCAACCAGATCATCCAGTCGGTCTTTAATGACAGGTGATACATCTCCGATTGCGTTTATGTACAAATCGTAAATGGGTTTATTTTTTACTTCATCATCGTCAAACATAGATAGAGGATTTTCATCTTCACGTGCGCGCGTATCTCTCTCTATATTATTTCCTTTCCTTTCCTTTCCTTTAGCTTGATTTGCTTCATTTGCTTCATTTGCTTGAAGCATTTGCTTCGTTTTGCTTCGTTGCTCGGCACTCTTAAGACCACCTAAACGTCCGGCCTCACTACGTTTTCTGGATATTTCAGCTTGCTTATTTTTCCGGAGCAAATTTCGTCGAATAAGAGAGGGAGACCAAAAATACTCGCCATCCGTCTCTAGTAGCTCACACTCATTTATAAGCAAATTTACAAATGCTTCTGCTTGCTCTGTTTTGCTTAGATTTGCTTCGTTGCTTGAAGCATTTGCTTCATTTTGCTTCATTCCGAACGCTATGCCTAACCCCGTGAACGTAATTTTATCCATTGGTAATTTATACTCTTCCTGTACAGCCAACTGCTCAATCAGTATCCACCACCACGCATAAGAAATTATGCCGCATAGCTCTTTCATTACGATGATTTTAGGGTCATTACTAGCATTAACATCGTGACTGAAGTAATAGACGTCCCTTCCCATCCGTTACTCCTCGTTTGTAAATAAATTGCCTTGTGCACGTTTACCAGCAATAAACCTTACACATTCATCAATTAAATCTTGCACGGAAATAGCGAATGTACGGTCTGCATATTCTACCGGCAACCAATCAGTCTTGAACTTCAGTTCATCAGTTGAGGTTGCATCTTGTATAATGCCTTCAACGCTGACTTTCTCCACCACGTCCTCGATAACGCCATATTTAAACTTGAATTGTCTTACGACAAACGGGATATTAAACTCTTCCAGAAATTCAAAGTTCTTTTTCATAATAGCCTGTAGTCGGCTGAAAGCTTGCATGAGTTCAGGTCGTGGATCATCTTTAGATTTAATGGTAAAGACATCTGTCAGACCTGTAGCAGATGGTTTCTGATAGGCGATATTGATATCGTTATCTGTAATTTGAATCGATTTAACAATCATAATGGACTCCTTTCTTGTTCTACGACTACATATTTACCGGTGGCAGCTTCAACAGCTTGCTTAAACATAGCTGCATCAGAGTTTTCATCGGATAAATGAAGCAGTCGAATGTCCTGGCACTTAGTAAGGTCCATAGACTTTAGAAATTTAATAACATTCTCTAACGAAAAATGGGATTGAATTAATCGTTCCATGCGTTTCTCATGTAGACATCCATCGTCAACGCGTTGGTTTAGGATCTCATAAGAATGATTACACTCGACCATAATGTGATTCACATCTTTAAATGTGTACCGACAATAATAGGTGTCGGTAATATATAAGAGTTTCTCTTCACCATCAGTAATTAAAAACCCAACATTCGGAACATCATGCTCTAATTCAAATGGTAGTATAGTAAAATTGCCAATAGAAAATTGAATCTTAGGCGCTATATAGACCGCTTTATGATGTCCGGCAACATAGATAGCCTCAGCTGTGTCTTTTAGCATATACACACGATGTCCGAGTTTTAATAAATCAGGCACGGCCTTGCAATGGTCGCCGTGTTGATGAGTCACTAATGCACCGCAGAGATGTACAAAATTAAATCGACAATAACGCTGTATGTCTTTAAATGCTAATCCTGCATCTAGCAATAATTCATCCCCATTAGTTGAGGTTTTAATTCGGTAGCAGTTCCCTTTTGAGCTACTACCGAATGCTTGAATACTAATCACAATTAATCACCAAACATATTGACGACTTCGCCTGTTTCAGGATCTACAAATTCATTCGTAGGAGTAGGCTCAATATCAATTACTTCGCTATTAGCATTCTTTTCTATTGTTTCTGCAACTACATCCGCAGTATCAACAACTCTACCCTCAACATCGATAATTTCATCCGCAGTCTGTAAACCCATTGAAATTTCAGGCGCCGTAGTTCGAATCAACCATGCTGCAGCCCTGTAGCGTAACATTTGATCCGGCATAGTTTTCCATTTAGAGCCCTTTTTGTCGTACCAGCCTTCTTGTTTGGCTAATGCGATTGTTACTTCAGGGCCTGCGATAATTTCGTCGCTTCCTTTTTCTCGAGTATAAGCGACAATGCCTTGACTATCGGTTCCTCTTTCTCCAGTTGGTCTATATTTAATAGCTTCAAACCGCCCACATTGATTAAACGTTGCAATTAAAAATTTAGAGGACCAACCAGGATTGCCATATACGATATATAAGTTTTGCATCACCATTAATGGGCTAGCGTTCATTCGAGTTGCCATTTCTAAGGCGATAATAGCGTTCCCCATATTCTGTTCACCTTGGAATTGTTGCGGAACTAGCGTGGAATGTGTAAACATCTTCGCTTGCCGTTGTAGCAATTCAAACCCCTCTGCAGATTGAAAACCAGGTAGATTAGTATTGCTTCTTGTTACTACTTCATTTGCCATTGTGTGCCTCCTATGCTACGTCTTCACATACAGCGTGGATGTTTAATTTAGTTAAGATACTATGAATTTCTAAGCGGCCTTTTTGTGTCCACTTAGTCGTGATTTTTGAATCTAAGCGACCATCACTTCTGCAGAATGTAAAGGTTTCTGATTTGGTGAAACCTTTAGCCATATGTTGCTTGTACAGAATCCATTGATCACCGACCTTACGTTGTAGACCAGCTTCATGCAAAATTTTATTTAACTCTTGAGCACTAAGACCATAGTCAGCTGCAATTTGAGTAATCGCTAAACAGGATTTACTTGAAAGAATTTTATCCACGTAATCCTTAACCGGTTTAAATTCCGCAATCTGCTGTTCTTGTTGTGCTACAATTGCTTTCGTTACATTATGTGATTCTACCTCATCGGCATATGCTCTAAGGGCTTCAGGCAATGTCTGCGGAATCACCATAGAATAAGAACCGGTTTTTCTAATAGCAGGGATTACATCATGCGTAATCCAACGTTTGAATTCTTTGGCTTCAGGTTTTCGACTTGAAAGCACCAGGTTATATAGTCCGTATTCGTTAATAGCAGCAATGTCTTGTTTTCCTCCAGGGGTGTCCAGTTTAACCGACCCCCTTTCATCAGAATCTAGTCGGCTGATTGCATCTCGATGCTTTGTGATTTCTAAACAATCACATACATCCTTAGCGACAAACATTAATTCGCCATCTACCGGCACGATCCGGACTTGTCCAAATCTATCATTATTAAAAATTTGTAAGTTAGTCATACTCACACCTCCTTAACCACTAATTGTGGTTCCGATTCATCAACAATGAGCTTAATAGTTTGACTATTTACAGGAACAAACTCAGTCACCGCTTCAGCGTTATCAATAAACACCGGAGCGTTTACTTTAAAATAGCTAGTTAGTGCGTTGATAATATCAAGGCCTACATTAATACGTGCAGCATTATTAATGCTGCGATACGGAACCCCTTTATAGGTGGTTTCGCAACATTCCTCAACGTTGCCGTTCAACATAACATTAAACATCTTGAATCGTGCTAATTTGAATCTCGAGTTAATAACATCTTCTAGCATATTGACCTTAGCCTTGATAAACTCATCCATCAGATATGCTGCCTCATCCAACTTTGATTTTTCCGTTGCTAATTCAGCCTGCTGTGTTTCTAGTTCTGCTACACGAGTATCAATCCGTTTAGCCTCTTCGTATTTATTCAATTCAGTTTCAAGATTAAAGCGGTGTTCTTTCGTTGTAGCAATACGGTTATCTATGTCTGCAATTTCTTCAGAGTGATCTGTATTAGATTCATCGAGTTTCATCTGCAACATAAACTCTTCTGCTTTTAAATCAGCATATATAGAATCATCCTCAAGCACCGGCGCTGTTAGCTGTCCAATCTCATCAGTTATTGTTTGTTTGACGAGTTCTTTCGCCTTAATAAGTGCCTCTAGCGTTTCAACAGATTCTAAGCTAGCATTTCGTTTTTCAATATTTTCAATGTCTTGTTGCTTCAGTTCAATAGACTGATTAATTTCTTCTAATCGCTTAGATTTTCTAAGGTTAAAATTCGTTTCAGCTTTTTCACGTGCAGCTTGAATTTGTTCTGCAGGAAGTTTTTGTCCGCAAGTTGGACAATTTTCATCTATATCCATTACAAATACATCCTCGTTGACCTGCTGACGTTGATGCATTAACTCGTTAATAGTGCTTTCGATAAGCTGAATATCCCTATTGGATGTATCAAGACGATGCTTAGTATTCTCAACCTTAGAAGATAGATTGTTAAGTTCAGATACGACCATATCGTATTCATTCGACTTTAATGCAGATTGTTTTTTATATTCCATCTGCAGTTCACTTTCACGAGCCATCAATCGACGTTGTACATCTCTAAGCTCCGCTCTAGTATCAACAACTGCATGTCCATTCACTAATAATGCTTTGTCTGCCTCTAGAGTTTCTAGCGTTGTAGTTGCTAAGCTAATCTCCTGAATAAGAACGTCTCGAGGAGTATCAATGGTAGGCTTTCCGCGCAAGGCCTCATCAATTCGAACTGGAATCATATCCAGTTCTTTATTGATGGCGGCTTTCTTAGACGCCACTACCTTTCGATGATCGTCTACGCTATGGCCTGATAAGATATCAGTCAATGCTTTTAGCTCACTATATTCTGCAATAACATCCTCATCGGATATATCTCCGCACATCTCAAGTAATAACTTTCTGCGGTTCTGCCAGGAATATGTTTCATTGAAATATAACGGGTTAGTAATTAGTTTGAAAATATTTTCATCAACTAATGAATTTACAATTTCCTTATACTCCTTTTCTTTTTTAGGAACGCCATCGACAAAGTAGTCTGTCGTATGCCCTGTCATAGTTACTTCACCACCACGAGGGGATGAGTACTTTTCCCGGTACACACGCTTTAATTCAACAGTGCCCCCTTCATCCAATGTAAAAGTACCTGTTACTTCGTGATTGACTTTATGGATAGGCTCGCCCTTATCCAATGTTTTGATTTCAAAGTCGGCTCTATCTAGGCTATCCTTGCCGAATAGTAACCAACATACAGAGTCAAATACAGTCGTCTTACCGGTAGCATTATCTCCGCGGATAACAACATCACCGTTGAGATTTATAGTAAAGGCTTTCAGGCCTTTAAAATTTAGTAATTCTAATTTTGTGAGTTTCATAGTGATCTCCTATACAACATTAGCGTCCACATCAATGGTATGAGGTTCAATCTTCAAACGATTGGCCCATTTCATCACTGTAGAGTGAATTTTATTGTCTTTTTTTAGTTGTGCATTCGCGAATAACTTCGCTTGCACTAGATGATTAAATTTAGGTTGACCCTTTTTAACCTTATTACCAGTGGCTAGTTCTAAGCATGCAATAGGATTCATGTCATCATCCGTGACAACCACAATTGCTGCTTGCCCTTGAATGACACGGTCACGATATGAACCTACACAGTTCTTCAATCGCTTTCCATATGTCATTAAATCAGCTGCAGTCTTTGGGACCATAAAGTGCATCCCATTCATATCAGCTTGTAATTGAGGTTGAGCGGGCAATATTACATCTCCATATTCCTGCTTGTTGAATATGTTGATTACTTCGTCATGGAAGTTCTTCAACTTGAATCGTTTCTTCCATAATGCCTCTTGGTATTTTGGCTCAAGTTTGGCGTGCATATCCACACAATCTTCTATAACACGAATGTCCTCACCTAATAGCCAACGTAATATAGTAGGTTCACCGCACCGGTTAATTAGTTGTTGCCACATAAACGTTGCATGTGGGCTTTTTAGCCTCATCGCCTTACGTACATCATTAGCATTATGAGCTTTGCCAAAATATGGATCTGTGCCATCAGCTCTAGTACGCTTTAATGTAAGAATAGTGCGCCTGCAATTTTCATCACTAAATAGATTTAATACATCTGACATGTACACGCTTAACGGATCATCAACCATACGCTTCCGCAAGGCTCTACTGTTAGGGGACTTATATGACTGTCTAAGCGCTGCTTGAAAGTTCACACCTTTTCTTGTAGCTACTAGTACATCATCTTCAAAAGGGATATTTGTATATCGATACAAGCAGTAAGCATTGGTCCAATACACGTATTGTTTCATTAAGCTAACAATGCTAGGCATATCAGGTGCCGATAGCTTAAGAATCATATTGAGTAGCATCGTAAAATGGTAGCCGTTTTCTTCCGTAGCACCTGGTGCTACATATACATCCTTTGTTCCATATCCGTAAGTTTCCTTCAATCGTTTTTCAAACATCAGCCGTAACGCCTTGAATGTTTTATTTAAATACTTCCGGTTAAAATCTGTCATGGCGTATGAATCACCAAAGAATTTCAGTACCGGCATAATCTCGTTCTCACGAATATAGTCAACAGTCAATTCATGATGGATTCTAAATCTATCAATAAATGTTGCCTTACGTTTCTTGAAGTCAAATCGCAATGTTTCTGTACACATTCCTAAGTCATTTTTTTTGCCATCAAAGAAAAGCTGGATAGCTTGATATCGAATCTTCAAATCCAGGAAATGTTTGTAATTGATAACTTCAACATAGGTCGATACAGGGTATACGCTCTCATCATTTATAGAAAAGTAAATTTTATGATCATAAGGATTAGAAGAAGCTCGACAATTTGGACAGGTATAGTATTTTGAACCGGTAACATATCCATTCTGATATGAATATCTACGTTGCCAGCTGCCTCCAAACGTAAATCCACAATCGATATGGTGTATAGTTGTATATTCCGCACCGTAAGGAGCCTCTAGGATTACGCTATCGAACATTTTGTGAATATAGGTACTGGATACAATCTCCACAGTGAATCCCCCCTTTAATCACCAAACATAGCGAATAGGTCTTCTGCTTCCTTATCTTCAACAGGTGCAGGCTCTACTTCTATCACTGGCTTTGGTTCTTCTTTAGGCTTAGACTTTTTAGTCGTAGTCTTTACTTTCTTGCTTTTAGTTTCAGCTTCCTCCGCTTTAGGCTCTTCCTTTTGCTTCTTAGCAGGTTCTACGATTTCACAAGCCTTTACAATAGCATTGGATGCTTTCATTACACCCTCGGTGTACGCGATACCAGCTTCGTATTCCTCGGCATTAACAGGGTCAAGTTCAATTGCTTTATGTAATGTATCCAATGCCTTTTTACAGATATCAGCTTGTGCTTTAAATTGTTGCTTAGACATATTATTCCTCCCCTGCCATGATAGATTTCAAATCAGTGATAAGATCATCTGTTAATGAGTCGCTGGATGGACGAGTAACACCATGCTTGCCAAAAATTGCAAGTGCTTTTTTTGCTTTTACGCCGTCCTCACCCATCCATTCACGGAATTCTTTATAGAATGCTTTTTTATCTACTGGTTCATCAGTTACATCTAATGCTGCATCCTGTTCCGGCGTTTCAATAGTAGCTGGTTCCTCAGTTGGTGTTTCAGCAGGAGCAGGTTCTACAACCGATTCTGTTACCGGCTCAACCTTTTCTTCTTTTTTAGTTTTTGTTGGCTTACCTTCAAAATCTGTTACAGGAACATCATCTGCAGGCGCTGGCACTTCATTTTCTAAGATTTTCACCTTACAACCTTCAGCTTCAAGTTGATGTATACCTTCTGCAATCTTCTTACTCCCCTTTTGAATTGCTTTCTTGAATGTATCCTCGAGTTTACTTTCTGCTAGTTCAAGACTAGTGCCTGACGTTACTTTAATAATTGGCTTTTCCGACATACATTGTCCTTGGCATTGATGATTTAATCGTTCGTTCCAATCTGCTACTTGCACTGCTAGATCGTCCAATGTATTAAATTTAATCGTTAAGATATTTTGATTTTCCATGATTTAATCTCCTTTAGAATTGAAATATTAGTTCTCCATCAACTAGTTGCCCTTCTACAACTTTTGGCATCCCTAGTTTTATCAACTTATCAATGACAGCTCGCTTTTGAGTAATAAAAATGCATCTGCGTTCAATCTGACTCGCCGTCGGTTTAATCACAAATGGTTCGGTCTCCACTGCGGGGGATACACATATTACTCTGTTATTAATATCAATACCGACCTTGAAATACTCTGGGCCTTTAATTTTCCGATAGGCCATCATTGATAATTTGATATAGCTCTTACATGTAACAATAGCAACTTTCATAGCTCTATCATGTTTACCGTTATGTTTTTTAAAGAAGCTAAAATCAAATGTATTTATAGCTGGTTTTGATTTTTTCTTTGCTACAAGTTCAGGCATGATACCTCCTTTTTAGTAACGACTTAATGTGTTACAATTAACTTGGTTATTTAACTAGAGCTCGTATCTCATTGCCGTGAGTACGGGCTTTTTTACATTTATTTTTAATGTGCTCGTCATGGCATCTCTTACACACCCTAATAGCTTTTCGATTTGCTTCATCGAATATATAGCTATAGGTATATGGGATAATCCGTACGCCACATTTTGAACAATTAACACGCTTCATATATCACCTCCTAGAACCAAAAGGGCATCAATACAAACAGAGAAACAAACACCATGCAACTAACCAGCATGAATACAGCCAAAAATAATGCTTGTATTAATGTTTCCATTATTCACCTCCATGTTTAACTACATATAGCAACATGGCACTCGCCCATAATAGCCCTATGACCATTACTAGATCAGGTATGACGAAGCCTTGTACATCTGAACCCTCTAGCAACCCGAACATTATAAGGGACGCTATCATGATAAGTTTATTCATCGTTCACTCTCCTATTCTTGCCTGGCATCGTTTAGCTAACCAGGCATTAAACGAATCTAAATGAATTAAGCGTTTACCGCCACGCTGTCCGATTTTCATGGACGGAAAATCAAAGTCTTCCGCCCACTGCCGAATGACGGCTGGTGCAACGCTAGCCAGTTCCGCGGCCTCATCAACAGTGATACATAGCTTGCTTCTATCCATTGAGCCCTCCTTATCAACATTTCATTCACTAAAAGGCTACTTATACTTAGGAGTTAATACAGCAATATAATGCGGCGCCGGTTCAACATCATCAGCAGTAATAACAGCGACTACTGTATCGTCATCTTCGTTTTTAATAACGATTTTTGTAAACATATCAGTATTCAGTATTGTATTTTTTGCCATGAGAATCTCCTTTCATAAGTCGCATATTATGCGACTATATTTGCAAAAAAAATTTCATTGATATCGTTGTATGTTAGGCATAATGCTTTCGCGATTTTATCTACATCGCTAACCGTAAAAGCCTCTCCTGACTTATTAAACTTCCGATAAACAGTCGATTTATCGACGTTTAATATCGTTGCTAAATCCGCAACAGATACATCCTTTTCTACTAATTTAGCTTTTAATTTTCTAGTGTTCATAAATTACACCCCCTTTAAAGTCGCTTTTATGCGACACCTTCTGATTTGATATTAACCCATTGAACAATGCATGTCAACAATATTTTTCGCACTATATGCGATTTTATAAATATTTTAAGAAAAATTGTTGCATTTTTGCGATTTGTATTGTATTATGTAAATAACTAGAAAGTGAGGCTTCCCATGAGAATCGGAGAACGTATAAAACAAAGAAGATTAGAATTAGGGTATACAGCGGATGCATTGGCTAAAATGTTAAATAAAAACAGAGCTACTATATATAGATATGAAAATGGTGATATTGAGAACATGCCAATTGACGTTCTTGAACCATTAGCTAAAGCTCTTAACACTACGCCTGCATATTTAATGGGTTGGACTGATTCCCAACAATCAAGAGAACCCAAGCCTACTGAAGGATATTATGATGACCCTGAAGCAGCAGAGTTCGCGGAGTACTTACGGACTAGACCAGGTGCACGCATGCTCTTCTCTGCTGCTAAAGATATGTCTAAAGAGGAGATGGAAGAAACAGTCAAATACATAGAGTTCTTAAAATCTAAACACAAGTAATTCACACAAGGGAGAGTGTTATCGTTGGTTGTAAATTTGATTTACTGCGACTTACCACATGCCAATGCTGTGTCAGAGGAATGTGAAGATGTAGATACTCATAACATCTACATAAACAAAAACCTCCCTCATGATCGCATGAGAGAGGAAATTAAACATGAATTAATGCATATTATAAATGATGATTTTTACTTAAATGAACACGTGAACTTGGTTGAACGTATGGTGAGAATATCTCAGCTAGAGGACTATGAGCTTGGTCAAATAGACTTTTACCATCATATGTTGTGATAAAAGGAGAGGATGTTATGTTTGATACTTATAAAATTATTGCTATTGAAAACGAAAACACAGTATTAATCAATTATGGTCTAAACGATGGCGCCAAGGAGGGTGATGTTTTACGTATAATTGAGCCAGGTGAAGACTTAATTATAGATGGTGTAAACTACGGCGCTTACGACGGCATAAAGGCGGTTATTGAAGTTACAGCCCCTTATGCTAGATTCGCTGTATGCCAACGCATTGTTAGACGTACTAGCACTCTATTTAGTCCAGTATCTGTACTTCAAAAAACTATTGCTCGAACCGTGCCATTAAATGTCAATAAAGATGATATTTCTGCCAATCTTTCCGCACCTATAATAACGCCTATAAAGATAGGTGATACTGTTTTACTCACAAGAGAATAAGTATTGAAAACTTATTTTACATGATGTATACTGATGATAGTGAACTGTCCCTTTCCACATTGCGTGACTGTTGGACACTGGAGCCCTTGCTATCATTGGTAGCGAGGGCTCCTTTTATTATATAGGAGGCTAAATTTTGACAATTTATGACAAGCCTTTTAAAACTTACGAGGAACAAATTGAATTATTACGTACTAGGAACCTAAATATAAGTGATTCAGAGTTTGCAATGCATGCTTTAGATACAATATCTTATTACGATCTAATCAATCGTTACCAAAGATATTTTATGCCAAACGGAGAATATTTTATTGAAAGTACTACTATAGAACAGTTATATAGCCTTTCTATGTTTGACAGATCTATACAAGCATTCATACTAAAATATAGTATGTTTATTGAAAATATATTTAAAACGAAACTAGCTTACACTTTATCTAGAGATTTTGGTGTAGATATGTCAGTATATTTAGCAAAGTCAAAATATAAAGAGTCTTATCAAAGTCCTAATAATGTATTGACGTTTGATGCGGTTCAACTCGAATGTTTAAAAACAAGAAATGATAATAAAATCGCAAGCAACCCTACTTTATATTATCGTGAACACCATAACCACATCCCGCCTTGGATACTATTAAAGAACCTATCATTTAGTAATTCCATTAATCTTTTTAAACTATTAAAGAACACCCAACGCGATGACGTTGTAAACGCATTGTTGCCTGACGAAACCAACAGGACAATTCCACTTAATGATAAAACTAATTTTATTATTTGCGCATTAGAAGCAATTAGAGTATTTCGAAATGCAGCAGCACATAATCTTGATTTTACTGCTCTTAGAACTGATGAGACACGAAAAATTCCTTCTAGCACATTGTCAAAATGTTTACTTGGAAATTTTTTAATAAAGAAAGAAAATAAAAAGATTGGAAAAAACGAAAAAGTATATCTTAAGGGTGTATATGGGGTAATGTTATCGATGATGGTTTTACTAAAAACTGATTATCTAAAAAAACAATTTATTGTCGACTTCTTATCTGTATTTAACGGTATTGATGACGATGATCGAGCAATAAAGCCCTTCTTGTTTCAGTGTTATGCAAACATTGCGGACATGCCAATAGATACACAGGATAGATTTTTAATCTATCTAGAGCAAACGTAAGATTAGGCACAAAAAAATAAGCCCCCACCGCAGTGGGGGCTACTAAAAACTACATACCTAGCCTTAGAGAAAAGGTATTTCATTTTTACTCCAATATCATTATACCACAAAACCTCTAAGGCTTATTTAATATACCCAAATTTAGGCCTAGGAGGTTATTTTTATGGCAAAAAAGAGAGCCGATGGACGATACCAGGTATCGAAAACCATCAACGGTAAGCGTAAATTCTTTTATGGCACCACTAGAAAAGCGGCCATAGAAGCTATGGAGAAATACATAAATACTAATCAATCATGTGCTAATTTCGATGATACTATTTCATTAAATACCTGGATTAATATATGGTTACAACTAAAAGAAAAGACCATAACCCCTGCCACATATCAAAGTTATACTGGTATTATCAATCGTTACATAAGAGATAAAATCGGTGGCGTGAAGTTAGCCGAAATTAAACCTAATACATTACGGTATGTCTTTGAATCAATGGACGGATTGTCATCAAGGACTATATCATATACCATGACAATTCTAGGTTCCATATTAGAGCAGGCGGTAAAAGATGACATCATCCCTAAAAACTACATGAGAAACATAGACCGGCCAAAGCAGATTAAAGTTCGGCATATGGTAACGTTATCTACAGATGAAGTAAAAGACTTCTTATCCAATATATCAAATACAGAACATCATGCGCTATTTAAATTAGCATTTGCAACAGGTATGCGGCGTTCTGAATTATTAGGGCTTAGATGGTCGGATATCGATGTCAAAAAATCAACTATATCCATTTCTCAGACTGCCCTCAAAATCGGATCTACTGCAGTTATATCTAATACAACTAAGACCACATCCTCAAAACGGATAATTGCCATTGATACGGAAACGCTCCAGGAGCTTATGAAGCATAAAACGGTCATAGACAAGCGCAGAATTAAAACCATGAACTGGATTAATAATAACCTTGTATTCCCTGGCATAAAAGGCGCTCCTCGCTGCCCTGATGAAGTCAGCAAGCTATGTAAGAAATACGCCAATTTAATCGGTAAGCCCTCTTTTACTATGCATGGTACTAGACATACCCATGCCACCCTTCTAATCGAAAATGGAGCCAATATGAAAGCCATACAAGAACGTCTAGGGCACGCGTCATTTCAAGAAACAATGGATACCTACTCACATGTGACACCTAAAATGG